AAAACCAAACACTCAATGTAAAATTTGAGGAAGTAGTTTCGGGAATATCATCAGCAACAATTACATTATTATTAGATGTTCTATCTGCAGTATTTGTTGCTCTTGTAGATGCTTCACACATTTTATCATAAATTATATTTGTTTTGAAAAATATATTGTTCAATCCCCACAATAATACTAAAACAAGAATTACCAAAATTATAATATTTATAACACTCATTATAAAATATTAATATATAAAAATATTAATATTTTACATTTTTGTTTTACATTTTTGTTTTACATTTTTATTTTACATTTTTATTTTACATTTTTAAATTGAATTATTATTTTTTGTTAAACTATATAAAAATTGTATAGAATCGGGAGTTTTTATTTTATCAAAGTAAAATATTTCTTTAATACTTCCATGTATACCATCATGCTCGCCAATAGTCACGCTATCTCCGACAAAATAAGGCGTGACATTATTTTTAGAACCTACTAATTTACCATCAATAAACACATCTATATTATTATTTTCATAATTAATAACAAAATATAACCATTTTTGATGTTTTACACTAGTCATTTCATATATAGTATCTAGTTGATCTGTTTTATTATTTATTGTTCTTGATTTTATAATAATTTTTCTAGAGTTTCCATTATAATATATAACTGGTTTAAATCCGTAATTAAATAGCTCAGTATCTTTAGTATAGGCAGGAGAGGTATTTGTAGGTTGTGGATTTATATAAATATAAAAACTTATACTATAAGTATAATTATAAGGAAATTTATTATGAATTTTTGATGAATTATAATATTTTGTTCCTATATTATATTGACCATTTAAATCGTTTTGAAACATTTTAAAATCATAGCCTTTAGTATTATCGGAAATATTGTCTTTAATTTTATTATATTCATTTTTCACAACATCTTCATTTGAACTATTTTCACTAGAACTACTTTGAGTACTATTAAAGTTTGTTTTAAAGTTTAATAGCATATTATTCAAACTATTACCACTAGGTGCATTTTCAGAATTAGAACTATTAAAGTTTGGAATAGCAAGATTTGAACTAACATTTTTGTCTAAATTTTGATATTTTCCTAAAGTTTTCTTTTCATTTAAGTAAAAAGGACCTTCTCCAGATAAAAGATCATTTTTATTATGTTTTGCTAAATATGTAAATACTATAGGCAATAAAAATATTAATGTTATGAAAATTAATAATATGAAAAATAATAAATAAATAGAAGAAGGTGTTAATTTAATGTCCTCATTTATTTCATCTACTAATATAATTAGTAAACAAGGAATAAAAAATATTATATTTTTTAATAGTGTTATGAATTGTTGAAAAGAATTTTCGTTGTTTGTATCACTAGTTCTCTCAACATTACTAGGCTTTATAGCAAATACTTTTGCAATAATTGCAAAAATAACAATAACTATTAATACTCCTAATATATTTTGCGTAATATTGAAAACATTATTATTGGTTTGGTGCAAATATAATATAAAATTAATTATTAATACTGGAAATAATATTATTAAAAATAACAATCCTACATATTTATACATTTTAAGGAAAGTATCATCTGGTTTAATATTAGTATATTCTGTGCGTTCATTTTTATGTTTATGAACATAAAATAAGAAAGTATATATACTAAATGCTACTAAAAATAACCACATAAATATTTCATATTTAGTGCTTTTAATTTTGAAAATATTTTGCATCTCATTTAGATAATAAAATACTCCCATTATTAGCAATAATATTGCTATAATTATAGTATAATAATAATTAGTTTTAATATTAGTAAAACTATCTGTTAGAGAACTACTCATAAATAATATATTACATTATAAGTATATTATTTATTAGTATATTTGTATATTTGTATATTTGTATATTTATATATTTGTATATTTTTTATAAATTTTCAAAAGCTGTTTTTTTTCCATGGCAATCTCTACATAGCGCTTCTAAATTATCAATATTGTTTGAACCTCCGTATTCTAATTTTTTTACATGATCTACCTCAAACCACGCTGGTAATTGTTTATTGCAATGTTTACAATGCCAATTTTGTGAAGCAGCTACATATTTTTTTTTTGTTTCGCTTACACTTCTCTTTGTTGATATATTTCCAGAAGTTAATATTTTTTGTTGTTGCTTGGACAAATGATTTTGATTATTATTTATTGAAGTTAATAAATTTTGCGTTTGTTGATTATTTATGGGACTAGAAAAATTATAATTATTATTTAGTTCATTTGTTATTGATTTAGATGTTAAATCAATAATAGGAGTAATAAAACTTGCTGTATTTCTATCAATCGGTAAATATTTTATATAACTATTTGCATGGGTGACAATTTCCTTATAGTTGCTTGGATTTTTCTTAATAAACAAATATATGCACAAACCTATAAAAGCAAAAAATACCATTTTGTAATATTTTTGATATTGTTTGAGTTTATTAATTAATTTTCCTTCAAAATATGTATTTGCTAATACAAAAATAGTTATTAAAAAAATTATTAATTCAAGTTTCATATTAATATTTTATATATAAATATATTATTACTACAATAATTACAATTATTATAGAACCAAAAATATATTTTTCTTTATTTTTGCGTTCATCATTTTTTTTAATTTCTTTTAATTTATTATGTTCATAATATTTATTTAAATCATTATAATATGTTAATTCGGGTTTACCTAAATAGCTGTTAATTTTATTATGTATAAAATGCACCCATTTAGATAATGATTCTCGCGAGTCTAAATATGGGGTGACAGGATATGCATCTAAAAACTTACTAAAAACACCTCCAATATCGGGAACTGGCAAAAAAAGAGGCAAATTTGTTATAAAGTCGTAATATTTTTTTTTTGTACACTCATTAATATGTAATGGATATGATAAAGCAATTGTATATAACACAAACCAATAATGAGGCCCCCATATAATAGGATTAAATATATGGTTTTCGCTATTCATATTAAACTTCAATTATATTAATTTTATATAAATTATATTAATTTTATATATATTAAAATTTATATGTCTTGACTTTAGTAAATAAATAACTTATATAAAAACATTATTGTTAGTTATAGTAACCAATAAATGATGAATATAAAAAAACAGTATTTTTGTAATAATTGTGGAAAATTAGGACATTTATTTCATCAATGTAAAGTGCCTATTACTAGTATAGGTATTATACCTATTAGAATTGTTAAAAAATATAATGCTTCTCTAAATAAATATGAAAATTCAGTTGAATTATTGATTATTAAGCGTAAAGACACATTATCATTTGTAGATTTTATGCGTGGAAAATATTCTATTGAAGATAAAAATTATATAAAAAATTTGTTAAATAATATGACTAATAACGAGAGAAATTATATATTAAATAATGATTTTGATACAATATGGCAATATTTATGGAATTATAATACAAATAATTCATATAAAAATGAAGAGCGAACTTCAAAAATTAAATTTACACATTTAAAACAAGGTTATGCTAACATTTTAGAAAGTTATGATTTAAAATCTTTAATTGACCTATGTGATAAAAAGTATGAAGAACCCGAATGGGGATTTCCAAAAGGACGAAGGAATTATCAAGAAAAAGATATTATATGTGGACTCAGAGAATTTGAAGAGGAAACAGGTTATAGTAAAAATGATATATTATTAATTAATAATATAGTTCCATATGAAGAGATTTTTAGCGGTTCTAATTATAAATCATATAAGCATAAATATTTTGTTGGTATTATAGTTGATAATAATCAACCAAAAAATGATTATCAAATATATGAAATTACTGAAATTAAATGGATACCAATAGATGATGTAAATAATTATATTAGAGAATACAATTATGAAAAAAAAAAAATAATAAGTTATTTAAATAATTTATTAAAAAGTTATAAACTATATATTTAATATATAGTAAATGAGTAATGTTGTTAAGGATACATTAAATGAAGGAGAAATTGTTAAGATTCCAGAGTCTTTAAATGACGAAGAACAAGAAAGCGAAAAAGAAGAACAAGAACAAGAAAGTGAAGAAGAGGAAGAAGAAGAGGAAGAACAAGAAAGTGAAGAAGAAGGCAAATACGAAGAAGAAGGCGAATACGAAGAAGAAGACGAAAAACAAGAACCATTTATAAAACCACAAGTAAATCAAGACATTAAAGAAGATAAATCTAAAAAAAAAAACAATGAAGAACTGGCATCATTATTTAGAGAAAATATAAATGACTCTAGCAAACTAGACAAAAATAGATTTAAATTATTAGAAAAAAATTTAAACACTCTAACAGATTATAAATATTTTAATAATGCTATTGAATTATTGAATGCAAAAGAGTTAAAGAATGCACAAGAGTTAAATGATTTTAATAGTTCAAACTATAAATATTTATATCCGCATTTAGATGATGAATTTTTAAATATTAAAATAGCAAATAAAGAAGAATTTGAAGAAAATAAATTAATAATTAAAATAGATGATGATTTTGAAAAACAAAGTAATGAAATTTGCAATAAAGATTTTGAACTAGCACCACATCAAAAATTCATAAAAAATTTCCTTTCTATGAATACTCCGTATAATGGTATATTACTATATCATGGCTTAGGAACTGGAAAAACTTGCTCGGCAATTGGTGTTGCTGAAGAAACAAGAAAATATTTAAAATTTATGGGTTATAATGAGCGAATAATAATAGTTGCATCACCTAATGTTCAAGAAAATTTTTATTTACAATTATTTGATGAACGAAAATTAGAAGAAAAAGGCGGACTTTGGACTATTAATAATTGTGCAGGGCAAAATATATTAGATGAAATTAATATGATACAAAAAAATTTATCACGCGATAAGGTAATAAAAATTGTTAAAAATATTATAAACAATTATTATTTATTTTTAGGGTATACACAGTTCGCTAATTTAATAATAAAAAAATCAAATATATCAAACCAATCATTAAGTACTATGGATTCAAAAAAAAAACAATTATTAATAAAAAACAAATTACAAAAATTTTTTAATAACAGATTAATAATAATTGATGAAATACATAATATTCGTCAGTCAAAAGATAATAGTAATAAATTAGTATCAAATGAGTTAATGAAATTAGTTAAAAATGTAAATAATTTGAAATTATTGTTTATGTCGGCTACTCCCATGTTTAATGATTATAAGGAAATAATTTTTTTAATTAATATATTAAATTTAAATGATAGACGCTCAATAGTAGAAGTAAAAGATGTATTTGCTAATGATGGAAGTTTTATAGTAAATAGCAATGGAGAACAAGTAGGTTTACAACTATTTACTAGAAAAATAAATGGTTATATAAGTTATATAAAAGGCGATAATCCATTAAGTTTTCCTTTTAGAATTTTACCAAAAGATTTTTCTGAAAATAATAGTATTTTAAATAAAAAATACCCAGAGTCTAAAATAAATGGTAATCCCTTAAAAGAAGCACTAACACTATTTGATATATATGTAAATGATGTTTCTATATCACCATATCAAGAATTTGTATATAATATTATTTTAAAAAATAATATATCAAAATTCGATGAAGAAAAACTAAACGCAATGGAATCTTTTGGATACACATTATTACAAAAACCATTAGAATGCTTAAATATTGTTTTTCCTAATAGTAAATTAGAAAATTATTTTAATGAGAAAATGATTTATTATAATAATAATATTGTAGAATTAGTGGCAAATATAAATATTGAAGAAATAAATACTCTTGTTGACATAAAATCACTTGTTGGCAAATCAGCAATTAATAATATTATGACTTATCAAGAAACACAAGTACCTAAATCTAGATATAATTATAGTTTCAAAAGTGAGTTTTTAAGAAATATGCCTTCTAACTTTAATATGTTTGATTATGATGTAATTGGAAACTATAGTTTTAAAATTAAAGCACTAATTGATTCATTAATGAATTCGCAAGGTCCAGTAATAATATATTCACAATTTATAGACTCAGGATTAATACCAATAGCACTTGCTTTAGAAGCAAAAGGATTCATACGTTATGGAAGTAATAAATCTCTCTTTGCTAATCCGCCAAGCGAGGAATTAGATGTAAATAGTTATAAGAAAAAATCGGAACTATTACAACAACCTGGGCAACGCTTTAGAGGGGCAAAATATGTAATTATAAGTGGAAATAATAACATTTCTCCAGATATTGTAGGAGATTTAAAAGCATGTACCGATTCTAATAATGTTGATGGAGAAAATGTTAAAGTAATTCTTTTATCGGCAGCAGGCAGCGAAGGTTTAGATTTTAAATATATTAGACAAATACATGTTTTAGAACCATGGTATAATATAAACAGAGTAGAGCAAATTATTGGGCGCGCCATTAGAACATGCAGTCATAAAGATTTGCCATTAAATAAACGAAATGTTCAAATATTTATGCACGGCACATTGTTAAGCAATAACAACGAGGCAGTTGATTTATTAATTTATAGAAAAGCAGAGGAAAAAGCAAAAATAATAGGAAATGTTACTCGCATTTTAAAAGAACATAGCATAGATTGTCATCTAAATTATGAGCAACAAAAATTTGGTGAAAAATTTTTAAATAAAAAAATGGACATAGTTCTCTCTAATTCCGCTATAATTAAATATGCAATTGGAGACAAAGTAAATAGTCCATTGTGTGATTATATGGATAATTGCCAATATACATGTAAACCATCTTTAGAAAAACATAAAGAAGAATATATTGCAAAATACGGATTAGAAGAATATACTAAAAATTATGGAACTGATAAAATAAATCTATTTACTTATGACGATTCATTCTTAAAAACAAATAATGAGGTTATTATTAAACAGTTGAGAGATTTATATAAGGAATATTATTTTTGTACTAAAGAAAAAATAATTAACTATTTAAATACATTTAAAACATATCCATTGAGACATATAGATAATGCTTTAAATGAATTGGTTAATAATGAAAATATATTTATAAGTGATAAATATAATACACAAGGAAAATTAATACACATTGATGACTTATATATTTTTCAACCAATAAATTTAAATAGTGATGCCACACTTTTTGAGAGATCTAATAATATATTAATAAAACCCGATGCTATAAAAATTGCTGTTCCTGATAATTTTAATTTATTTAGCAAAGAAAAAAACAAAGACATCGAAGTTGTCAAAGATAAAAAAAAAACATTACTAAAAATACCTAGTCTCACAATTCAAGATGACTTAGACGATTTAGACGATAAAGCAAAAGGACATATTAAAACTATAATTGCTAAATTAAACCTCTACTATAATTTTATAATAAAGGAACCTAAACAAGATAAAAAAAGTGAATATGAATTTAAAGATAACAAATATATTTATTATGGTAAAATAAGCGATATATTAAAAGATAACAAAGTAATAACTGATGACGAATTAAATACTTTAGCAATAAGTATATTATTAGATGATTTAGACTTTAATGATAGTGTTTTATTGGTTATTTATTTATTAAATAACGATTATGCTGAATTAAGTAAGTTTGAAAAAGATTTATTGACTTATTACACTTCTGAATTTTTAGAAACAAACAATGGAAAATTAAAAGCACTATACATACCAAACAAAAGCGAATATAGAGACTATACTTTATATATTTTAATTAATAAAAATTCAGAGAGCTCAAATATAACACTACATAGTGCAGAATCAGAAGATTATAATGACTTTGATAATATTATTAAATCACTACAAATACCTGTTTCAAAAATGGGGGCGGTATTAGGATTTTTATCAAAAAATAAAAAAATAACAAAAGAATTGGTGACTGATTTTAAAGTAAAAACAGGTGCAAATAAAGGTGCAGTATGTGTGCAAGCCGGAAAAGTTAATAGTGAGAAAATTTTTGTTGATTTGGGGGTAAAAGATGAAATAATTGAAAAATTAAAAGGAACAAAACTAGAAAAAGGAGAAAAATTAAATCAAAAAAATTTCTGTGCTGCACAAGAATTATATTTTAGATTGTATGATTTACGAAAAGTAGAAAACAAACGATGGTTTTTAAATCTTAGAGACGCGCAAATAAATAATTTATTATGATAATAAAATAAATAATATAATAAAATAAAATAAAATAAATAATATAATAAAATAAAAATATTTTATTATGATAATAAAATAAATAATATAATAAAATAAAATAAAAATATTTTATTATATAATTGAAATAATTTTAAAGATTAAATTAATAATATATATACTACAATGTCTAAAATACAAAATAAAAAACAACCGTTAAAGAAAAATACATTAGACAATTCCCATGTTTATATTCGCTCATTATTAACACAAAAAACAGTGTTAAAATATGATGAAGTTAATTCGGAATTATTTCACATATTAGAAGAAAAAATTAAAAAATTAAACGAAGGTAAGTGTATTAAAGAAGGATATGTAAAAAATAATAGTGTAAAATTACTAACATATTCAAGCGGTGAATTATTTGATAATAAAATATTATTTGAATGTGTTTTTGAGTGTTTAATAACAAATCCAGTTGAATCAACAATAATTTATTGTATTACAAAATCTATAACTAAAGTAGGAGTTCGGGCAGAATTAATTGTAGAGGATGAACAGAGTCCATATGTTATTTTTATAGCACGCGACCATCATTATAATAATGAAGCTTTTTCACAAATAAAAGAAAATGATATTATACAAGTTAGGGTTTTAGGTCAACGCTACGAATTAAATGATAAATTTATTAGTATAATTGCTGAATTAATAAGTATTAATAATTATAGCACATTAAAGAATGAATTAGAATCGCTAGACACCGATGAAAATTTAGAAAAAATTGGAGGAAAAAAATTAAAAATAAAAATTAAAAAATCAACACAAGAAACTATTAACAAGATACATTTAAATAAATGATTAGTTATATAAAATTTATTTAAAGGCAATTTTTTATTAGTATTAATTACAATTATGGATAATAAAGAAGATAAAGAAGATAAAGAAGATACAGAAGATATAGAAGATGAAGAAAATAAAGAAGATACAGAAGACGCTGAAGATAATGAAAAATACAAAATTAATATTAACAATGAAATTAATGAAGACAATCAAAATATACAAGACAAAACTATAATGTGTAAAAATAATATTATTGACTCTAATAATAATATAGATTCTAATGATTTGACAAAATTATGTAAAACAATTGAATCTTTAGAAAACTGTCATCATATAGAAATTGCTAAAATATTAAAAATAAATAATGTTTATTTAAATGAAAACAGTAATGGTATTTTTGTTAATCTAAATAAAATATCTCTCACAGTTTATAAAGATATATGTAATTATATTGAATTTATTAAAAAACAAGAAAGCGATATAAATAAAGACGAAAAATTGAAAAGAACTTTGCAAACAATTTATTTTAAAGATAATAAAGATATAACCACTACTAATATTAGTAATTAAAATGCTATGTCTAAATAAAGAAGAATTACTACAAAATGTAGATATAAATGAACTAAAGCAATATATGTTATATAGTCTAAAAACAAATAATAGTAGTTCAAAAAATTTAACATTTATTAAAAGCAATGAAACCAACAATTCATATGAAAGTTCTAATTCTAATTCTAATTCTAATACTAATTCTAATTCTAATTCTAATACTAATAATAGTAAAAAGCAAAATATAATTGTGCATGCGGGTGTTCCAAGAAATCGAGTTCAAATAAATTATTCAAAGAAATATAGCAAATATAATGAACCATTTAGAATTAATAATCATAAAAATTTTGCAGATAAATTATTTTGGATATTTTATAAAATTATTAATAATTTTAGTGATTCTGATTTAGAACATATAAATTCATTTAAAATTATGAAGGAGTTTAAAATTAATTGTGTTGAAAAATTAAAAAATCAAAAAAATATTTTGAAAGATTTTAAAATACAAAAAGGAATGGTTGAAGATGACCTTACTAATAATGAAAAAATAAGTTTCAAAACTTTTCATGCTTTATGTGTATTATATTTAGTAAATGTTATATTAATTCGCGACAATAATACATATTGTGTATTATGTACTAATAATGACGAAAAAGTTATTAACTTACAAAATTATAAATTATTAAAAATAACAAATGTAAAAATGAGTTCCGAATTTAATAATTTTGATATAGAATTAGTCAATAATAACACAACAGAAGAAGAACTTCAAAAAATATTAAAATCTTATTATGCTATTGAAAATATTGAAAAACCATTAAAAGCATTTAGTAGTTATAAATTAGATGATTTGGTTTCAATGGCTGAAAAATTAAACATCAATATATATGACGAAACTACTAAGAAAAAGAAAAAACAAGAATTATATGAAAATATATTACAAAAATTAATTTAATTTCGTTAAATTAATGCTATTATATTTTTTTTATTTTTTATCATTATATTTTTTATCATTATATTTTTTATCATTATATTTTTAAACAAAATTGAAATTTATTATTTATTACAATGTAATAAATAATAAATAATAAATAATAATATATATTAATTATGAGTAAAAGTCAATTAATCAAAGGAGCGACCAAAGGAACGACCAAAGATACGACCAAAGATACGACCAAAGATACGACCAAAGATTCTCAAAAAGAAGAATTAAGCAATAAATTTTTAAAATACATTGAAACATATTTATCAACTTATACACGCTTTTCTGAAAATGTATATCCTGAATTAGAGATTCGTTTTGGAACAAAGAAAATAAAAAATATTAATAAAGTTGATTTTTACAATGTTATAAAGAGTTTGCTGAATTATGATTTTAAATTAATTAACGAAAATTATTTTTTGAAAATAATGAATGCTAGTAATTTATCTAATATTAGAACGCAAATAAATGGGCTACCAAATATTCAAAGCTATTGTAAATTAAATAATTTATCTGGAATATTAGATGAGAATAATATTAAATTTGTAGAAAAAGAATATTTTAAAAATAATGACATGCAATTATTTCCACTAGATTTTGATGAGTATAATTTTCGTGTATGTTATCAAACAGAGCAAAATTATCCTAGAAATCATAGTGTTGTCGAAGAATTATATGGTAAATGGAATTCGTTAAAAAAAATATTTAGATATATTAAACGCTATGAATATAGACATCCAGATTTACCATTTTTAATTCATTGCAGTATTGTTAAAACTTCTAAATCACAATACGGTAAATTTATTGAGCAATTTAATATAAAAGATTCGGAGGTTTTTAATTCATTAGAAAATTTTGAAATAGAAATAGAATTAAATAACGAACTTATTATTGCTAACAAAGCATTTTCTAGTGCAGAATTTTTATATACTAATTTACGCAAAGTTATTAAATATATTTTAATAGGATTACAAGAAACAAATTATCCCATAACGCTAAATGAGATGGATTTTGCTATGCAACAATATTTAAAATTGGTAAAAGGTCCAGATTATAAAGCTATGATGCTACCAAATATAAAAGATTTTATCGGCCCATCATCTACCACATTACAAATGATAAATATTTTACCTGAATCAGAAATAAATGATACAAACAATTCTATTCCAAATATTAGAAATAATTATACTGTCACAGATAAAGCAGATGGAACTAGAAAATTACTATATATATCACCACAGGGAAAATTATACTTTATTTCTACAACAATGAATATTCAATTTACTGGATGTTATAGCGAGAAAAAAGAATTATTTAATACTATTATAGATGGTGAGCATATTTTACATAATAAAAAAGGTATATATGTAAATATATTTGCATGTTTTGATATATATTATTTTAATGAAAAAAATGTCACAGGTTTACCGTTCATTAATCTAACTATTGAAGAAAAAGAAGAAAAAGGAGAAAAAGGAGAAAAAGGAGAAAAAGGAGAAAAAGATGAAGACGAAAAACGACAAAAAAGCAAAAAAGAAGAAAATTTCAATTATCGGCTCATAATTTTAAATAGTGTAATAAAAACTCTTGAATTAAAGTCTATAACAAATAGTAAAGAAATACATATTAAATTTACTGTGAAAAAATTTTACGGTGCGCATATATTTAATGGATGTGCTAGAATATTGAATAATATTAATGATGGATTATATGAATATAATACAGATGGATTAATTTTTACACCAGCAAATACAGGTGTATGTAGTTCAAAAACAGGAGTTGCTGCGCCAAATTATAAAACTACTTGGAATGAATCATTTAAATGGAAACCTCCGCGCTATAACACTATTGATTTCTTAATTAAGTTTAAAAAAAATGAATTAGGCGGGAATTATATTGGAACTTTAAATAATGAAGGTGAAGATTTAACTTCATATAATCAAGTCAAAAATTATTACACATTAATATTAAATGTGGGTTTTGATGAAAAAAAACATGGTTATATAAATCCATATAATGATATTATTAATAATAACATTAAGCGTAATACTAAAGAATCTTATGCTGATAGTTATAAACCTTGTCGCTTTTATCCGACAAATCCAAATGATGTTAATGCTGGATTATGTAATATTATGGGCAAACTAGATGAATCAAATAATCTTAAGATTTATACGCTAGAAGGTGATGAAATTGAAGATAATACTATTGTAGAATTTGCTTACAATAGTAATAATCCAGAATTTTGGAGATGGGAACCATTGCGAGTTCGTTCTGATAAAACATCAGAGTTGCGCTCAGGCGTTAAAAACTTTGGTAATGCTTATCATACAGCAAACTCAAATTGGCAATCTATACATAATCCAATAAGTGAATCAATCTTAATGACTGGAAATGGAGTGACAGTTAATAATGATGACGATGTATATTATAATAAAATTTCCAAAACATCTGAAACGCAAGCATTGCGTGATTTTCATAATTTATATGTTAAAAGTATGTTAATAAATAAAGTATCCAAGTCGGGATATTCATTAATAGATTATGCAGTAGGTAAAGGAGGAGATTTACCCAAATGGATTTCGGCAAATCTTAATTTTGTATTAGGTTTGGATTTAAGCAAAGATAATATTGAAAATAGATTGGATGGGGTATGTGCGCGCTATTTAAATTATGCTCAACGTTATGCGATTATTCCTAAAGCATTATTCTTGCACGGCAATAGTAGTCATAATATTAAAGACGGTTCTGCTTTATATGATGATAAATCAAGACAAATTATTAAAGCACTTTTTGGTGAAGGGACAAAAAATGAAGTTTTATTAGGCAAAGGTG